TGAAAAAATAGTATAATAATCCTATGCTGATAGGAGTGGTAGGATTGATAGGTTCTGGTAAAGACACCGTATCAAAGAGATTAGAGCAAAAGCACGGATTCCGCAGGGACTCATTCGCCAAGAGTCTCAAGGATGCCGTCAGTGCCATGTTCAACTGGGATCGCGAGATGCTGGAAGGCAACGGTGACGACAGCAGGCAGTGGAGGGAACAGCCCGACGAGTTCTGGTCAAAGAAATTTGGCAAGACAGTCACTCCAAGATGGGTGCTACAACACTTCGGCACGGAGGTGATGAGACAGCACATGCACGATGCGATCTGGATTGACAGTTGCCTGTCGAGATATGATGGTCAACCAACTGTGATATCAGACACGAGATTCCAAAACGAATTAAAGACCATCAAGGAGAACAAAGGTCAGATCATATTGGTCAAGAGAGGTGAATTGCCTACACGAGAACAGATGCAGGACAAAGGTGCCCATAAATCAGAATGGGATTGGATGGGCTGGAACTTCGATCATGTCATAGACAACAACGGCACCAAGGAAGATCTGTACAAGAAAGTAGACGATCTAATCGTCAGCAACAAGATCGCCAATCCTCCAACCCAAACGACGGATCCCCTGCAACCGCTGGCAATTGGCGCAAACAGTTTTTAGATTATTAACCACGGTATTGCGCAGATCCCCGTCCACGAACAACACATCCAGTTGTTCTTTATCCTGGGCTTTGAATCCGCAAACCTCACACTTCTTCTTTTTCTTGTAGCCAGAGCGCTGTAACGCTGTGATCCCTCCCACACGTTTGCCCGCTCGTTTCCTGTTGCAGGCGTCACACAGACTTCGCCAGTAGATCCTGTCGCCACGCCTGTAGGCATACGCCCTTGGTCGGCTCTTGCACTGCTTACACAACGGTCTAAGACTCTTGTCCATACGCATATTTACGTTGCCTATATAGGCACCTGGAAAATGGTAAATTCAGTCGTAAAAACCATATGATCTAATAAATAACTCTAGTATACACGTAACTTGCAAGGAGAATACGAAAAATGGCTTTAACATCACCAGGAGTAGAAGTTTCAGTAATAAACGAGAGTTTCTACGTACCATCAGATGCGGGTACAACACCACTATTCATAGTAGCATCATCACAGGATAAGACCAACGGAGCGGGAGACGGAACTGCGGCAGGAACAACAACCGCCAATGCCAACACTGCTTACCTTATCTCATCACAGAGAGAATTGACAGAGACTTTTGGAGATCCAAAATTCTACACCGACGCTTCTGGAAATTCATTACACGGTTATGAATTGAACGAATGGGGTCTACAGGCCGCATACAGTTTCCTAGGAGTGGCCAACAGAGCATACGTTTTAAGAGCCAACGTTGACACCAACGGATTGATCGGAAGCGCGTCGGCTCCAACAGCGGCACCAACAGATGGCACATACTGGTTTGACCTTGCATCAAGCACGTATGGTATCTTCGAATGGTCTGCGACTAACCAAGCATTCACAACAATTACTCCGATACTGATCACTTCAACAAGTGACCTAGTTGGTGCGGTGAGCACTGGTGCACCGAAGACATCAATTGGAACAATCGGACAGTACGCGATCAACACCACACACGTTTCTAACAAAATGTACTACAAGAACTCAAGCAACGCTTGGGTGCAGTTAGGATCAAGCGCATGGCATTTGTCACATCCAGTAGTAACTGTAGCGTCAGGAACGACGGTGACCAATGGTGAGACCATGGTCATGAACGGTGTCACAATTACCACAGGTGGTACAGCATTATCAGACGTGGCCACAGCGATCGGTTCGAACGTCACAAACGTTTCAGCAAGTGTTAACGCAACAACAGGAAACCTAGAGATATTCCACAACGGTTACGCTCTGGGTGACTCAACTGGAGGAGCAAACACAATAAGATTTGAGGAAGGTACAGGAATGCTAGGTGATTTAGGAATAACAGCAGGCGTCAAGAACGGTGCCAAGTTCCTACAGGACAAACACACCAACAGACCTACCTGGAAGACAGCAGACGAGAGCAGACCAAATGGTTCTGTGTGGTTCAAGACAACCAACGCCAACTCGGGCGCCAATCTTGTGTCAAAAGTCTACAGCACATCAGATGCCAGCTTCTCAACAGTGGCCAGCCCACTGTACGCCACACACAACTCAGCGATCTACAACCTAGATGCCGCGGGCGGTGGAGCGAACCTGACCGTTGGAACGCTGTACACACAATACAACATCACCGAACAGAGCATGACAGCGGCGGACGCCTCTGACACGACTCCAAACGTTGGAGACTTCCAATTGTTCAGATACGAAGGTGGTGCCACAACGATAACCAGTAACAACACTTCACCTAGTTTCACTAGTGGAAACACTTTCACAATCAAAGAATCTATCAAGAATCAAGAGGCATTGAACTCAGCGGTCACAGTAACACTGGCCGGAACAGGTGCTGATGATTTTATAGCCGCCGTGAACGGTGCGGGACTGACAAACGTCAGCGCCAGCAAGTTGACAACGGGTGAGATCGTGATGACACACGCACTAGGTGGTGACTTCAGGATGGTGGACACTTCAGGTACACCACTGGCTGACGCAGGATTCAGTCCAGACACAGCACACAGTTACGGCACATACACTGCGAACAGTAGCACACTGATCGACAACTTGTATGACGTGCCAACAGGCGAGACCATCGACTCAAGCGCCAACAACGGCATAATGGCTTCGAACTGGAAGAGATTGAGTTACACAGCATCCGTTAGTGCCCCAACAAATGAGCCAGCAGATGGCACACTTTGGTATGACACGAACTCAGATGTTGCGGACATCATGGCCCACAACGGCACAACCTGGAAAGGTTACGCCCAAGTGTACAGCTCAACAGATCCAAATGGTCCACAGTTCTCAGCGACAGCACCTACCACACAGTCAGATGGTACTGCTCTCGTTGACAACGACTTATGGATTGACACAAGTGATCTAGAGAACTATCCGAAACTTTACAAATACAACACATCAGCGACACTAAGCTCAAGCAACACGGCGAACCAAGTGGCAGTGACCACAACAGGCGCGGCATGGGTGCTAGTTGACAAAGCAGACCAGACCACGGAAGATGGTATCGTGTTCGCTGACGCTAGATGGCACACTTCAACAGACAAAGCGGCAGGAACATCAACAGCGGCAGGCACTCCTTCAACAATCAAGGACCTGTTGAGTGATGACTTCCTGGACCCAGACGCTCCGAACCCAGACAACTACCCACAGGGTATCCTGTTATGGAACACAAGACGTTCTGGTTACAATGTCAAGGAATACAGAAACAGTTACATAACAACGACTGCTTATCCTGGATCGGGTTCAACAGGACTAGGTAACATAAGATACAACAACGAGTCTGTAAGCACTTATTACCCAGACAGATGGGTGACCAAGTCTAGCAACAACGCGGACGGTTCTGGCACTTTCGGAAGGAAGGCACAGAGACAGGTCATCGTTGAGCAGTTGAAATCTGAGATAGACACCAACCAAGCGATAAGGGAAGACCAAAGGGGATTCAACGTGATCGCTTGTCCTGGATATCCAGAAGTGATACAGAACATGATCAACCTGAACACAGACAGGAACAACACTGCGTTCGTGGTAGGTGACACACCATTAAGACTAGTGGGCACATCTACAGCGATACAGAACTGGGCAAACAACACCGCGTCAGCACTGGACAACGGTGAGGATGGGCTTGTCAGCTCAAGTGATTACCTGGGAGTGTTCTACCCTTCAGGACTGACCACAGACAACACAGGCAAATCAATCGTTGTACCAGCCTCACACATGATGATGAGGACGCTGGCCAACAACGACAACATCGCTTTCCCATGGTTCGCACCATCGGGCACTAGAAGAGGTGTTGTGGACAACGCCACAGCGGTGGGTTACATAGACACAGCGAGTGGTGAATTCCAAACAATATCTGTTACGGAGTCAGTGAGAGATAGTATGCACGAGGTCAAAGTTAACCCAATAACTTTCTTCTCAGGTGCTGGTATCGTGAACTTCGGTAACTTGACCAAGACATCGGCAAGTTCAGCACTGGACAGAATCAACGTATCAAGGTTGGCAGTGTATCTGAGATCACAACTGGACTCAATCGCCAAACCATTCATCTTTGAACCAAACGATGAGCTGACAAGGAACGAGATCAAACAAGCGATCGAATCATTCTTGCTGGAGCTCGTTGGTCAGAGAGCGTTGTATGACTTCCTAGTAGTGTGTGATGACACCAACAACACACCCACAAGGATAGACAGGAACGAACTGTACGTGGACATAGCGATCGAACCAATCAAATCAGTCGAGTTCATCTACATACCGTTGAGAATCAAAAACACAGGAGAGATTGCAAATTTAGGGAACTAATTTTGGAATAAATAGATAGGAGAAACAAATGGCAATATCAACTTTATCAAAATTCACAGTACCTTTAGCAAACGATCAGAGTTCAGCATCACAGGGTTTATTGATGCCAAAACTACAGTATCGTTTCAGAGCGATCCTGGAGAACTTTGGAGTATCAACACCGAGATCAGAACTTACTAAACAGGTCATCGACATCACAAGACCAAACTTAACTTTTGACACAGTGACACTGGACGTGTACAACTCAAAAGTATACGTTGCGGGCAAACACACTTGGGATCCGATCACAATCACTCTAAGGGATGACGTCAACAACTCAGTGACCAAACTGGTTGGCGAGCAGATACAGAAACAGTTTGACTTCTTCGAACAGTCAAGTGCGGCAAGTGGAATCGATTACAAATTCACGGGTAGAATTGAAATGCTTGATGGTGGTAACGGAGCCAGCGCACCAAACGTGTTAGAAACATTTGAGTTGTACGGCGCATACGTTGAGAACGTGAACTACAACACACTGGCATACGCAACGTCAGATCCAGCAACGATCACAATGTCAGTGAGATACGACAACGCGATCCAGACCCCACAAGGCACAGGAATCGGCACAGCGGTTGCGAGAACTATCGGTACTTTAAGTACTGGTGGTGGACAATAAAAATAAAACAAGCAATTATAAACATCAAAAGCGCCTTTATATGGCGCTTTTTTTGTGACCATAAATACCAATATGCCAAGCATCAACAACTTCCTTAAAGGTTTCCAAGACGGCCTTCCGGGCATGAAGGACTACCGCCACGCGTCAAGACTATACATCGACAACAATCACAAGTTGATGCCCAAGCAGAAATTCCTGTTCCACGTGGTGTTCAACACGGACGAGACCCTGTTCGTTGACAGTTTCACCAGCAACGAACGTTATGAATTAAACATGTTAGTCAAGAGCTGTGATCTTCCCAAGTACAACATGAGTGTGGAGGAGAAGACACAATACAACAAGAAGATGTACGCGGCCACAAGGATAGCATACGAACCTGTGAACATCGCTTTCCACGACGATCACGCGGACACCGTGAACGCTTTCTGGAAGAAATACTATGAGTATCACATAGCAGATTCTGTGTCAATGAATTCAGACCTACAGATATCAAACACCAAGGATGACCTGTACGATTGGGGCGACAAGAGGACCACCAACAAGTTTGGCATGGACACTCCCAACCAAAGGAAGAGACCATATCTTAAGGGTATAGAGATTTTTGTTCTACACAAACAGCGATTTACCTCGATGACATTGGTTAATCCTGTGATAGGATCTTTCAGTCACGACAATCTAGATCAGGCAGACGGAGCGGGTGTCCTGAGCAATACCATGCAGATCCTCTACGAGACGGTGATATACAAGTCTGGCATAGTCAATAAGAACAACGTACCGGGTTTCGCCACAGTACACTACGACAACGAACCGTCGCCATTGACTGTATTAGGCGGGGGGACCAATTCTATATTCGGTCCTGGCGGTGTGGTTGACGGCATAGGATCAGTGATAAGGAACGTGCAGTCAGGCAACATTCTGGGGGCAATCCTATCAGCGTCAAACACCTACAACAACGCCAAGAAGATCAAGAAGAAAGATGTCAAGGAAGAACTCAAAGGCATAGCCAAAGA